CATACGAGTCCACGCGCGACATCATTCAGAACAAGCTCTGCGGGCCGTGGGAAGACATCGGCACGGGCTTGATACCTGGCGACGCCATCATAGGCCGGGATCTGCGGGCGGGCGTCTCCAAGGCGATGAGCGAGGTCTACGTGCGCCACGTGAGCGGCGGCACGTCAACGCTCTCGCTGCGGTCATACGATCAGGGGCGCAAGCTGTTCCAAGGCGTCGAGCGGCATTTCTGCTGGTGTGATGAAGAGCCGCCGCTGGATATCTGGACGGAGATGCTAACCCGAACGATGGCGGTCGGCGATTTCGCTGGTGGGCTGATGATCGGCACGTTCACGCCGTTGAGCGGCATGTCGGACGTGGTGTTGGCGTTCATGGAGGATGGTGACTAGGTGCCCAAGTTCCTCGTCAACGTCGGCTGGGACGACGTTCCCCACCTAGCCGACGACGAGAAGAAGGCCCTAGCGAACGCATACCCGCCGCACGAGCGCGACGCCCGCATGAAGGGCATTCCGGCGCTTGGCTCCGGCGCAATCTATCCAGTGCCCGAGGATGTCTATCTCGTAGAGCCGCGCCCGCTGCCGAATTGGTGGCCGCGCGCTTACGGGCTTGACGTGGGCTGGAACAAGACGGCCGCGATCTTCGGCGCATGGGATCGCGACGCTGACGTGCTTTACCTGATCGACGAGCATTACCAGAGCTACGGCGAGCCGTCAGTCCATGCGGCTGCTATTCGGCGAAGAGCGGGCGATTGGATGCCCGGAGTCATCGACCCCGCGTCGATGGGCTCGAACCAGCGCGACGGACGCTCGCTCTTCGCGGAATACCAGGAACTCGGGCTACACCTGACCACGGCTCAGAACGCGGTCGAGGCAGGCATCTTCAAGGTTTGGGAGATGCTGAGCCAGGGCCGGCTGAAGGTCTTCAGCACGCTCGCCAACACGCGCGCCGAGATGCGCATTTACCGCCGCGATGATCGTGGGCGGGTTGTGAAGGAACGCGATCACTTGATGGACGCCATGCGCTACCTCGTGATGAGCGGGCCGGCAGTCGCCGAGTACATGCCCGAGTTCATCGAGGAAGGCGACCGCGAGATGGCGACGTACAGCCGTGATTCGGTGACGGGGTATTGATGATGGAGACGCAGCAGACAATCGACGCGCGCAAGGTCATGAAGGCCATGGAATGCTATCTCCGGCAGTGCGAGGAAGACGGTCGGAAGCCTGAATGTGGCTTTGTCGCTCCCGTCACCGGGCTGCGGCTGACCGTCGATGTCCTCCCGGAATGTGAACGCCGGCCGATTCGCGATGAGATGCCGCCGATCTGCTTTGGCGGGGCGAATACCTGATGCTCGACCTTGAAGACGACATGGAGCCCATCGAAGGCCCCGGCATGGACGATATGCCGATGCACGAGATGGCTGAAGGCGAGGAAGGCGAACTAGAGCCGACGCCGCCGCTCACGCTCCAAGCCATCGTCGAGCACGCCATGAACGGCGGCAACGTCGCCGATCTGCTGGCCGACGAGTTCCTGAACACGACCGGCCAGGACGTGTTGCGCGACTTCGAGGAAGACTACCAGGACAACGCCGGCTGGCGGAAACAACGCAGCGACGCCATGAAGGCGACGACGCAGACGGACGAGAAGAAGTCCACGCCCTGGCCCGGCGCTGCGAACGTCAAATATCCGCTGCTGACCACGGCATCGATGCAGTTCTCGGCGCGGACGTACAGCGCCATCGTCCCCGGCAAGACCATCGTTCGGGCGCAGACGACGGGCAAGGACCCGCAGAACGTCAAGCAGGCCCGTGGCGAGCGCGTCGCAGAGCATATGTCGCACCAAATCCTCGAAGAGATCGAGGGCTGGGAAGACGACATGGACGCGCTGCTGACGGCGCTCCCGACTGACGGCCAGCAGTTCAAGAAGGTCTATTGGGACTTCGAGGAAGGCCGGCCGTGCGTGGAGCTTGTGCCGGCTGACAAGGTGACGGTCGCGCCGGGCACGCGGGACATTGAAACCAGCCCGCGCGTTACGGTGCAATTCGAACGCTTCCCGCGCGAGATCGAGGGGCGCATTCGTCTCGACCGCTGGCGCAAGCTGCCGGAAGGCCAACGCTACTACGACGTGGAAGGCGACGAGAAGCACGAGCCCGTTGAGTTCCTTGAGCAGTACGCCTGGCTGGATCTGGACGAAGACGGCCTGTCCGAGCCGTACATCATCATCTGCGACCGCAAGAATGGTCATGTGGCCCGGATTGAGCCGCGCTATGGCCTAGAGGACGTGCTTGCGAACGAGGCCGGCGAGATCGTCAGCGTCAAGGCGACGCCGATGCTGGTGCCATATCGCTTCATGCCCGATCCCGAGGGCGGCTATTTCGGCATTGGCTTCGGCAAGCTGCTGCATCCGATCAATGCGACGGTCAACAGCGTCCTGAACCAGTTGATCGACGCCGGCACGCTGGCGAACACGCAGTCGGGCTTCATCGCGACGGGCTCGCTGACGCCGCGAGGCGGCAAGACGCGGGCGCAGATCCCGCAGATGAACGTCCTTGAGCCGGGCAAGTTCCACCCGGTCAACGCGACCGGCGCTTCGTTGCGTGATAGCATCTACCACGTGCAGTTTCCCGGCCCGTCCGTGGTGCTGTTCCAACTCCTTGGCCTGCTGATCGACGCAGGTAAGGAGATCGCGTCCATCAAGGATCTTGCCGGCGATCACCCGGCGACGATGCCTGCGACGACGACGCTCGCCCTGATCGAACAGGGCATGAAGGTCTTCACGTCGATCCAGCGGCGTATCCATCGCTCGTTCCGCAACGAACTGCGGCTGATCTACAAGCTGAACAGCCGCTATCTGCCGCAAGAGAAGTACCTGCGGGTTCTCGACGACGAGCAGGCGAACGTCGAGGCGGACTACGCGGTCGATGACTTCGACATTGCGCCCGTCACCGACCCGGCGATGGCGTCCGATCAGGTCAAGATGGCGCGGGCGCAGTTCTTGATGCAGTTCATCGGCGCGCCTGGCGTGAACGTGCAGGCGATCTACCAGCGCGTATGGGATGCGGCCGGCATCGAAAACCAGGACGAACTGATCGAGCAGCCGGACCCGGCGATGCAGCAGTTGCAGATTGCGCAGATGCAGGCGGCGGCGACGCAGCAGCACGTGGACAACATCACGAAGATTGCCGAGAGCGCCGCGAAGGTGGCGAAGGATCGGGCCAGCGCGCTCAAGGATCTGATGGAGGCTGAGGCCATCGAGCCCGGCCAGCAGTCGGACGAGTTCGTCGGCATCATGCAGGCGCTAAGCGGCGCGTTGGGAGCAATGCAGGAGCCAATGAATGGCGGAAGTCAGCAAGGATCAGTTGGCGGAATGGCTGGCGGCCCCGGCGGCGCAGGTGTTCCGGGATCAGGTGGTGGCGGCGGCGGACGGGATCGCGGACCAGTTGGTGACGGGTTCCTGGCTCCGGGCGTCATCGGTGGAGCAAACGGCGCTGGCAGCGACGGCTTTGGCCTACCAGAGACAGGGCTGGCTTGAGGCGCTGGAAGCATTCGATCAACTAGCGAGCGAGGATGAGGATGAACCTGGAACAGGGGAAGTTTAACCCCGGCTTCGAGCCGGTCGAATACCGCTGTCTGGTGCTGCCTGACGATACAGAGACCAAGGTCGGGAACATCATCATTCCCGAGCCCGTGCTTGACCGTGAGAAGCACGCCCAAGTGAAGGGAACGCTCGTGAGCGTAGGCGCGAAGGCGTTTGAGGACTGGGGCGACGACCGCGCCGCTCTGAAGCCCGGCACGCGCGTCATTTACGCCAAATATTGTGGTGTCGAGATCAAGGGCGAGGACGACCGTACCTATCGTCTGATCACGGACAAGGATATCGGCGCGAGGATCTACGAATGACAGACACCGAACGCGAGGCCGAAGACCTCGAAAACCTGGCACCCGAGGCCGACGACGAAGCCCCGCCCGAGAGCGGGGTTTTTGATTCCGGGGCCGACGATGACGACGGCGCGCCCGACGTAGACGAGGCCGCGCAAGCCCGCGCCGAGAAGGAGCGCGAGTTCGCCGAATTCCGCGCCCGGTCGATGGGCTGGCGGCCGAAGGAGGAATGGCACGGCCCGGCCGACCAGTGGAAGGACGCAAGCGCCTTCGTAAAGGTCGCCGACGAGCGTGCGCCGCTGCTCCGTAAGGAGGTCGAGAAGCTCACGTCCGATGGCATGGCGATGCGCCGCGCCTTGCAGGAGATGGCGCGGAACAACCGCCAACTGCACGAGCAGATCGCGCAGGCTCAGGCGACGACGCTTGAAAGCCAGATGCGCCAGGCCGAGGAAATCGGCGACACCAAGACCGTCGCCGAACTGGCGCAGAAGCTTGGCGAGCAACGCGCCGTCCAGCAGGCCCGCAAGGCTCAGGCAGAGGCGGCGGAGCGGCAGCAGAACACCGTCAACCCCGACGAGATTCCGGCCTTCCGTCAGTGGCACGCCAAGAACCCCTGGTACGGCCAGGACCAGGACCTGACGGATTACGCGAACACGGTCGCCGCTCGGCAGGCCGCGCAGAAGTACAGCCCGCACGATCCAGAGTTCTACGAGTCCGCCGCGCGCATGGTGGCCGCCTACGCCGCGACGCAGGGCAAGGCGATCAACCCGCAGCCGGCCGCACGGGCTCAGGCAGGGCCGCAGGGCGAGAGCGCCATCCGCCGTACCGCGCCGAACGGGTCGCGCGTCGCCAAGAAGGGCTGGAACGACATCAGCGGCCCTGAGCGCGACATCGGCCGCGAACTCATCAAATCGGGCGTTTTCAAGAATGAAGCCGAATACGCCAAGGAATACTGGTCGGAGTGACGAGCATGAACACCGAGAACACCACCGGCCAGGAGCCGCAGAACACCCGTGGCCCGCGCAAGGCGAGCCGGGACGAAGGCGGCAGGCGTCGGCGTCGCCCGATGACGGGCGCGACGCTCAACATGGACGTTCCAGAGCATATGAAAGACCCCAACTACGTCTATCGTTGGGTCAACGATCAGCCGGGCCGCGTTCGTCGGCTCGAAGAAGCAGGATATGAGGCCGTTATCGACGAAGGGATCATCGCATCCCGCCTCGACGACGGCACGGATCGCAGCAACGGCACCGTGATCCAGGCCCAGGCCGACAAGAATGGCACGATGGGCGGGATGAAGGCTGTGCTGATGCGCCAGCGCCGCGAGCATTACGACGAAGATCAGGCCGCGAAGCGCGCGCAGATCCGAAAAGTCGAAGAAGCGATTCAGTCGAAACGCTTCGAACTCGAAACCACGGCGAACGTCTACGACGCGGAGACTGGAAAGCCGCTGTGATGCTCGCCGCATCACCATAGGAGCCAGAAATGGCAAACTCTGACACCCCGTTTGGGCTGCGTCCGGTTAAGCACCGCGACGGCCGGCCCTACACGGGTTCCGGCAACTGGTACTGGCTGACGGACTCGACGGACATGTTCGTCGGCGATCCGGTGGTCATCACCGGCGCTTCCAACACCACCGAAGTCTCGATCCCCGGCGTCGGCACGAAGCAGCCCGGCACCCTTCAGACCGTCGTCAAGGCTACCGCCGGCACGACGAACCTGATCACGGGCGCAATCGTCGCTTTCGCTGCGGACCCGGACGGCCTGTCCACGCTCTATCGGGCGGCCGACACCAATCGTGCCTGTTTCGTCGCCGACGATCCCGACGTGGTTTTCGAAGCGCAGGAAGACAGCGTTGGCGGCGCGCTCGCGTCCACCTCTGTCGGTCTCAACATCACGCCGATCTATGGCTCAGGCAGCACCGTTACGGGGCAGTCTGGCTGCGAACTCGACAGCAATACCGCTGTCGCTACGCAGGGCTTCCAGCTTCGCATCGTCGGACTGGCGGATCGCCCGGATAACGTGATTGGCGACAACGCCAAGTGGCTGGTCACTATCAACCAGCATTCGTTCGGCCCGAATACGGCCGGCGTGTAAGGAGGGCTGATCAATGGCAGTCGTTACTACGGGCCAGATCGCTAAGGCCCTTCGTCCTGGCGTCAAGACTTGGTGGGGCCAGGAGTACAACGCCGAAGCGCAGGAGTGGTCCCGCATCTTCGACGTTGAATCGTCTTCGATGGCGTATGAGGAAGCCGTTCAGCTTGTCGGCACCGGCCTTGCGCCGGTCAAGCCGGAAGGCACGGCGATCTCCTACGACAGTTTCAGGCAGGGCTACACGACCCGGCTGACGCACTCGACCTATGCGCTCGGCATGATCATCACGGAAGAGATGATCGACGACAACCAGTACACTCAGGTTGCTCGTGCCCGCGCGCGGATGCTCGGCCGGTCAATGAAGCTGACCAAGGAGCACAAGCACGCCAACATCCTGAACAATGCCTTCGACAGCAACTATCCGGGCGGCGACGCCAAGGAGTTGCTGGCGACGGACCATCCGCTTCAGGGCGGCGGAACGTTCCAGAACGAACTGACCACGGCGGCCGATCTTTCGGAATCCGCGCTCGAAGATCTCCTGATCCTGATTGATCAGGCGGTCGATGATCGCGGCCTGAAGATCGCGCTCAAGGGCCAGATGCTCGTCATCGCTCCGGGCAACCGGTTCGTGGCGCAGCGCATCATGGCCTCGACCAACCAGACGGGCACCGCGAACAACGACATTAACGCGGTTCGCAGCCTCGGCTTCCTGCCGAGCGGCTACATGGTCAACCACTACCTGACCGACGCCGACGCCTGGTTCGTCAAGACCGACGTTATGGACGGCCTGAAGCACTATCGCCGCCGCGCTCCTTCCGGGCCGGTGAGCGACAACGACTTCGACACGTCGAACGTCCGGTTCAAGGTCAGCGAGCGTTACGTGGCTGGCTGGATCGACCCGCGCGGCCTGTACGGCAGCGCCGGGGCGTAAGCCTCAAGGCGATAGGCGGGCCGCCTCTGAACGCCCGCCACCTCCACTCCTGGGATTCCACCATAACCGGACGCTGCGGCGTCAGGAGCCTTTTCCATGACTTACAGCAACTATCCGGGCGGCTTCGCCAACGGCGTTACCATCCGCAACGTCCCCATCGTCGTCACCAACCCTGGCATGGTCTATTGGGTTGACAGCAACACCGGATCGAACGGCAACAAGGGCACGTTCGACCGCCCGTTCGGCACCATTGACTACGCCATCGGTCGCTGCGCGGCGTCCAAGGGCGACGTGATCTTCGTCAAGCCGGGCCATGCCGAAACCATTTCGGACGCGGGCGACATCGCCGCTGACGTGGCCGGCGTCGCCGTCGTCGGGCTCGGCAAGGGCACGAACCGGCCGACGATCACGCTGGACACGGCGACCGATGCGGCTCTGGCGATCTCCGCCGCCAACGTCACGCTGCACAATCTCCGCTTCGTCGCGAACTTCGCCGACATCGCAGCGATGATCACCGTGGCGGGCACCGACGCACATATCGACATGTGCGAGTTCGTCCCGGCCGGCGCGAACCTCAACTGGGTCAACGTCATCGACGCGAGCGGCGGCGACAATACGGCGGACGGGCTGACCGTCACCGGCTGCCGCGCCTTCGCGGTGGATGCGGCGTCGGACAGTTTCATCTCGATCACGGGCGACATCGACCGCCTCACCGTGGCCGAGAACTTCGTGAACTTCGACGCGGACGCCGACGCCTTCATTGAGCAGGCGACCGGCAAGGACATGCTGAACGCCTACATCTGCGACAACGTGTACTGCTCGCTGACGACGACGGGCGATCTCCTGATCGACAACGACACCGACGCGAACAGCGGCGTTCTCGCGCGCAATCTCGTGGCGCACGCGGACACGGCCGGCGAAGTCATCTTCGACGCTGGCGGCGTCTATCCGTTCGAGAACCGCGCTTCCGGCGTGGCGACGGCGAGCGGCTACCTGCTGCCGGCGGTCGATAGCTGATCGTAGGGAAGGCGGAGGACTAGGGTATGGCAGACATCCCCCCGGTCCCCGCCGGCCCGTTCGGGTCGCGCGGGGCGAGGCG